ACCATGCAGGAGACCGAGATCTCCGACATGCGCAAGATCAGCAGGGACTTCGTCCTGCAGGTCTACGGCGTGCAGCCGAGCGTCTTCGGCATCATCGAGAACGCGAACCGCGCGACGGCCGAAGCTGCCGACTTCACCATGGCTCGGGATGTCATCGAGCCGCGGCTGCTGGCCCACTGCGCGGCCCTCTATCCCCGGCTGCTGATCGAGTTCCCGGACCTTGTTCGTTACCACCTGCACGCCGAGTCCCCGGTCGCCGAGGACAAGGAGTTCGTCCTCAACGTCATCCGGGCCGCTCCGAGCGCCTTCAAGAAGGACGATGCCCGCAGGCTGGCTGGCCACGAGCCGGACCCGGAGCGCGGCGACGAGTATCTGAAAGAGGACGATGTCGATCTCGGCGAGACCGAGAACGGCGACCCGAACGCCTTGGCGGACGGGAACACGGACAGCCCGAACAAGGCTCTGCCGCGCGCCGCGCGCCGGCTCCTACCGGTGACTCGTGCGCTCACTGAGGCCCAGGTCAACGACCTCGTGGCCGGCGTCGACGAGCGCCATGACGATCTCGTTCTGCTGCTGTCGTACTCCCTGCGATCGAGCGCCATTCAGGCGGCTCTGGATCTCGCGCCCGGCCGGGGTGTCTCCATTGAAGCCCTGACTGTTGAGCTGAGCGCGTGGGCGGAGATGCGCGCCAGCATCCTGCTCGATCTGCTCAACGAGACCTCTCGCGAAACCCTGCGCGCCACGCTCGAGACGGCCGGAGATGATCGCGCCCTGATCGGCGGCGCCATCCTGACCTTGTTCGCCAGCTGGTCCCAGGAGCGGGCGGCGTTCATCGCTGGAACGGAGGCCAACGGCGCTGTCAGCACGGCTGAGACCGCCATTGGCCGGGCCGCAGGAGCCACCAGCAAGGTCTGGCTGACGCAGTCGGACGAGCGCGTCCGCGCGCTCCACCGGCCCATGCACGGCCAGGTGCGCGGCATCAACGAGGCCTTCGTGTCGCCGAACGGCGAGACCGGTCAAGGCCCCGGCCTGTTCGCCTCGGCAGCAATGAACGTGAACTGCGTTCTCGCGGGAACTGCTGTTCAGTCCATCGGGGGCATCAAACGGGTCTACTCACGCAAGTATCAAGGGCCTGTGGTCACCATCAAGACGGCCAACGGATCTGATCTCTCCGGCACACCCAATCACCCAGTTCTGACCGACCGAGGCTGGGTTGCTCTGGGCGAGCTCAAGAATGGCGATAACGTGGTCCGCTGCGGCGTGGTGGGGGGCGTTGCTGCCCCCAAGGTGCAGAACCCAAACGACGCTCCACTGATCGAGCAGGTCCTTCGCCTTTCGGAGGTTTCTGGGCTGCGTGAGCGGATTCTCGGGTCGACACCACAGTTCCACGGCGATGGGCTTGAGGGCGAGGTCAACATTGTAACCCTTGATGGCCATTTGCGGGGTGAGGTCGAAGCCTCGCTCTCGAAGGATGGCTGCAAACTCAGTCTCTCTCGGGCTGACGTAGTGGCCGCGAGCCTGTCGAGTGACGGCCATCTTGGCTCGCTCGTCGATGGAGTGCTTTCGGCCTCTGGCGACGCGGTTGGCGGCCATCACGAGGGCCTTCCTGTCCTCGACTCCGGTGCTGGCCATGCGGTTGAACATGGCCTCGGACCTGTTTCGAGGTTGAATTCCGGATCCAATCAGAATCCTCTTGATGACATCTCTGTCGACCCCAAAGTGGCCAGCGAGGGCCTTGACGCTACCGCCATCGTGGTATCGCTGGATCAGGTCGTTAGCGTTCAAGTCAATCCGAATGCCCATGTCGATGTTTATAACCTCGAGACTGAAACTGGTGCTTATATATCAAACGGAATGATAGTCAGCAACTGTCGCTGCGGGACACGGTCCTTCTCGGGATCGCCGCCGACACCGGAGGCCATGGCCACCTTGCTCGCCCAGCATGAGCGCACGCTGCGCTTGGCTGAGGCCGTCACGGCTGCCGGCATCCGCTCGGTATTTGCCTCACAGCAAGGCGCCATTCTCAATCGTCTGGGGAACATTCGATGAATGACGCAGCTTTCAACCGTGGCCTGCTGGTCCTCCTGCGCTGGTTCTGCATCGGCGCGATCGTGGTCGTGGCCACGACCCTGTCGCTTCGCAGCTTCGTGGCGCATCTGCCGAAGTACCAGACCCCGATTGCCGCCGTCGAGGCTGAGCAGCCCGTGACTGAGCCGACTCCGGCCGTCCTGCCGCTGACACTGCTGCCTCAGGCGCCCGCCGTGTCGGCGTGGCCGGCCGAGGTGGCTCCCGCCAAGCAGGCGGCCAGGGTCGCCAAGAAGATCGTTCCGAAGGCTCGCACGCCCCGCCCGCGCGAGCGTCGATCGACCCGAGTTGCCGCAGACCCATGGCAACTCAAATCTTTCCGATACAACCCAGGAGCTGCAGGTGGCTGAGCCCAAGATCAACGAGGGCCGCCACGGCGGCGCACGCACGGAGAGCGGGATGAACACGCTGACGAAGCGCATGGGTGGCAAGCGCGAGGCGATCGACATCGAGAACCGGACGGCCACGTTCGTGTTCTCCACGTCTGACGCTGACCGCATGGGCGACATCGTCGACCAGACCAGCTGGCAGCTCCAGCGGTACATGGAGAACCCGCAGTTCCTGTTCGGCCATCGCTCGCGCGAGCTGCCGATCGGGCGCACGATCGACCTCAAGATCATGCAGGGCAAGTTGGTCGGCACGGTCAAGTTCGCGACCGCCGACGAGTACGCCTTCGCCGATACCTGCTGGAAGCTGGTGACCGGCGGCTATCTCAATGCCGTCTCGGTCGGCTTCGTGCCGCATCGCTGGGAGGCCTACGAGGCGGACGACCGCCGCGGCTACAAGTTCTTCGACTGCGAGCTCCTGGAATGCTCCCTCGTGCCGATCCCGGCGAACCAGAATGCCCTGCTCGGCACGAAGGACGCTGGCGAACTGGTCCCGGTGTACCGGAGCCTGATCGACGGCTACCAGGACGACGTCTCGGCTGTCTTCGGCCGCGATGACCTCGAGACCGTGCTCCGCTCGCTCGACGGAACAAACGGGGACCTCGACTCGAAATTCGCCGATGACTCGGACGGCCAGCTGGTCTACGACTCATCCGGCGAGGTGATGGGCCTGATGGTCGGTGGTGCTCTCAAGGTGGCACGAGCCTACCAGGACAAGCTGCGTAACAGGAACGCGGCGCTCATCACACAGCAGGCCTCGGCGACAACGACCGAGGCAACGACCGAGAAGGAGAAGGCACCTATCGTGGGGCCCAACTTCTTCCTCAAGCGTGCGGCAGTCCGGCGTCTCGCTCGGAACACACTGCTCGGCGCATAACCGGTCAGGCATTGCCTGATATTCGCCATAGGCTGAAAGCCATGAGCGATCGTTACAAGTCCCTTCTCGAGAAGTTCCAGGTCAAAGACGCTGCCCTTCAGAAGCGTCTCGCCGAGCTCGAAGACGCGAAGGATGCCTCTGGCAACCCTCGCGCTCCGACCGAGGCCGAGATGGCCGAGATCAAGGCAGCCGAAACCGAGCTGGAAAACCTGTCCGTCTCCGTGAAGGCGGAGAAGGCAGCTGCCGAGCGGCGCGCGGAGATGACCCGCCTTGCCGCAGAGGCCGAGGCCCCCCAGAAGCGCGATACGACTGGCGCCATCGCCGGCATCCAGCGGGCTAACACGGTCCCGGCGGAAGCTGCCCGCAAGCTCACGGCCACCCAGAAGTTCTCGGTGTTCCTGAAGGGCGTCGTGACCCGGCACTACGAGCCGCACCTCGACGCCTTCGCCCACATCAAGAACATGGGCTACGAGTCGCTGGCGAACGAGTGGGAAGCCGATCTCCGCGCGCAGAACAAGACGCTGTCGACCCTGTCCGGTGGTGCTGGCGGCAACGCCATCCCGACCGTGCTCGCCTCCGAGTTCATCGATTGGCTCTACCCCCATTCGGTGTTCCTCGCCGGCAACCCGCAGCGCGTGGACCTGAGTGCCGGCAACCTCGACATCGTCGGTGGAAACGCCAGCTCGACGGCCAGCTACCGGGCGGAAAACGCGAACGTCGCCTACAGCGATGCTTCGTTCCGCAAGGTCAGCCTGGCTGCCAAGAACCTGGCGGCTATCACTGCGATGACGAACGAGTTGATCCGCCGCTCCCCGATGGCGATCGACACGTTCGTGCAGAACGACCTGCGGCGCGCGTTCATCACCACGATGGACCTTGCGTTGCAGCGCGGCGACGGCTCGTCCAACACCCCGACCGGAATCCGGAACGCGGTGGGAAGCGGGCAGCGGATTGCTGCGGTCAACGATACGGCGCCGGCCGCCGAGGATGTTGATGCCGAGCTCCGCCGGATGCTCCTGCTCGTCTATGCGAGCAACATCCCGGTTGAGCGCCTGACGTGGCAGATGGCTCCGCGGACACATCTCTACCTCGAGTCCCTCCGCAATTCGGATGGCTCGAAGTCCTTCCCGGAGATGTCGCTGCAGAACCCGCGACTCAAAGGATTCCCCGTGCTGGTGTCCACGCAGATCCCCATCAACCTCGGATCTGGCACGGACGAGTCGGAGATCACCCTCACGGACTTCGCCCACGTCCTGTTCGGTGACACGCAGGAGATGACGCTCGATGTGAGCCGCGAGGCCACCTATGACGTCTCCGGCACGCTGCACTCTGCGTTCAGCAAGAACCAGACGGTCATTCGACTGGTTGGCAGCCACGACGTCGATGTGCGCTACGACGCGGCAGTCACCACGCTGACCGCCGTCAAGTGGGGCAGCTAGTCTGACCCTTGAGCCGGCGGCCTGACTGCCGGCTCTCCACTCCCCGCAATCATATCCCGAGAGACCCAAATGTCTGACGCAATCGACGAGCGCAAGGTGCGCGAAGCCTGCCCCTCCCACACGGCTCCGATCCACGTCTGCCCCGACACCGGGATGGACGTGGTCGACCGCACCGGCCTGACGCCGGTCTACTTTGTCCAGTCAGTCCCGGAGCGCGGATGGAACCGAGGCGAAGTCCATGGCCTGAAGCCGGCCAATGCCAAGATTGTCATTGCGAACGGCCTCGGTATGCCCCTGAAGAAAGCGTCTGCCCCCGCCCCGGATAAGGGTGAGAGCAAGAAGGCCGACAAGAAGGACGAGGGCGACAAGAAGGCCGCGTAGTCCCAGACCCACGGGCCCGGTCGGCAACGGCCGGGCTCTCTGAAAGGCCTCAGACATGCTCGCAAACAGGCACATCGTTCTTGGCGCTACAACCGGCAGCATTGTCGACCGCGACGCGCTGGTAAAGCCCTATCTCGGGATTTCCGGGACAGGAGAGGATGCGCTGCTGGACCTCTGGATTGCCGCGTGCATCACGCAGGCCGAGGCCTACTGCCAGCGGTTCTTCTTGCAGCGCACGGTGACCGAGCGGCTGTATGAGGAACTGCCGAGCCGACACCTCGTCCTGTCATCCGCTCCGGTCGCCAGCGTTACGTCCATCGTGGACTCCGGCGGCACGACCGTCCCGGCTACTGAATACTCCTTCGACGCGGCTGCGGCCATCGTCACCTTCGACGATGTCGGACATGAGTTCGAGGGAGACTATACCGTGACCTATGTGGCCGGCTGGCTGGCCGCCGACATCCCGGCGTCGATCAAGGTCGCGATCCTCGAGATGGTCAAGCAGGCGCGCACAGCAAAGAGTCGCGACTACGAAGCCGTCATCCGACAGTCCCCCGATATCGGCACCGTCACATACCGCGGCGCCATCCCGGGCATCACCAGTGCGAACGCGGGCGCCCTATCCGAGCTGCCGCCCAGCGTGCAGCGCGGGCTGATGCCATACCGACGGAGGTGGGCATGAGCCTGCACCGCAATCCGGCCGTCCTGCTCGACGCGCTTGGCGAGACCTACACGCTGCGCAAGGTCAGCGTGGCGTCCGGCACCAACGCATGGACCGCTGGCAGCCCCACGATCGCCTACCACGCTCAGAAGGGCCATCGCCGCATCGATAAGCCGAACGACGCGGGCGGGCTCGTGCGGGACGCGCAGGCCATCGTGGTGCTTCATCCGGATCTGACGGCGCCCGCGCAGGGCGACCAGATCGCCCCGGGAACTCACACGTCGGATACCGGCGTGGAGTGGCTGCAGATCGTCCACGTGGACATCGTCCGCGTCGAAGGACAGCTGTCGAAATACTACGCATGGGTTCGGGAGTAGAGATATGGCGGTCACCACAGCAAACATCGCAGTCGATGACACGGATTGGGTTCTCCTGTTCACGGCCTCGGCCGCGGACCCTCGTGTGATCCTGGGAGTCTTTGCCCAAGGCAATCTTCTCGTGCATGTGGGTGCCGACCCGGGAGCTGCCGATGCCTCTCGCGCCGGCCGCCTGGTTGTCCCGGGGTATGGACGTGGAGGCCAGATCGATCTGACGCTGGACGATGGCGACACGGTCCATGGTCGTCTTGATCGTGGCAGCGGTCGCGTCACGGTCGCCGGGTAAGCCCAGAAACACAAAGGGCGCCCGGAGGCGCCCTTTGGTCGGAACTCTGATCGCGATTAGTCGCGGCCGGTTTCGATGACATAGGTGACGTCGTTCGTATGGGCCGAGCAGTTCAGGCGCCAGCGGCGCCGGACATTGTCGGCGATCGTGGTGGGGGCGAGCGTTCCCGTGTGGGACGACCACTGAACCCACGCAGCGGCAATCGGGTCCCAGAACTGGAGGGCCACCGTTGCCGTGCCTGCAAACGTCATCCGAAGGGTGACGCCGACGCCAATGACCTCACTTGAGGCCCCCGTAGCAGCGAAAGTACCGCGAGCAGTGCGTGCCATTTATCAGCTCCATTTCGTTGTTGTCGTCATGGCGCCGTGAATATACATCATTCTCAATGATCTGAAAAGCAAAGGGGGTGCCGCCCCGCCAGCGGTCACCCCCTTTCCCGCCGAAGCGGGGGAGCGCCCGTGAGGCGCGGGCGCAGCGTCGCCGGGCTCGATCGCGGGAGCACGCGGCAATCACGTTGTCAAGTATCATTATCTATGATAGATTTCGGGCGAGTTGTAAAGGGCACCGCATGCTGCGCCAACACGGCTGGGCAAATATCGGACGGCAGGTCGAGACGGACGTGACGGGGATCTACCGCACGGCTGCCCGGCAGATGTACGAGCGCCTGGCCGACCCGAACGACAGCAGCGACGACAGCGGCTCGCCCCTGGCCTCCGGCCACTATGCCGCCTCCATGCGAATCGGCCTGAACGCCCCGGATACATCAGTGGCCCGGGTCGATGACGCCTATGCCTATCCCCTGCCGGGCCGACACCAGTTCAACCGCTGGAACCTGCCGCGCGCCACGATCCCGGGCGTCCCGCGCTCGGTCGTCTCCCGCTGGCTGCGGCCCTTCCGGCTCGGCCAGACCATCTACATCAGCAATTCCTCGGCCTACGCGATCGTCATCGAGGACGGCCGGCAGGGCAAGCAGGGCTCCTGGCAGAAGCCGAAGGGCGTGTTCCTGACCACCCTCGAGAAGCTGTTCCGGCAGCAGGGCTGGTATTGATGTCCTATACAACCATTGCCAATGCCATCCGGACCCGTCTTGCCGCGCTGACGCTCAGCCCGACCAAGCCGATCGTCTGGCAGAACATGGAATTCAAGCCCGAAAAGGATGGCGGCGAGAACGGCTGGCTCTATGTCGAGCTGTCCCTGACGGGCGGCCGGCAGGCCTCCTTCGGGGATCCAGGCAACGGCAACATCCACCGGGACACCGGGGTGTTCGTCGTCAACGTGGTCGTGCCGCGGGGCTCCCTGATCGGCACGGCCGAGAGCATCGCCGAGACGGTGCGCAATCATTTCAAAAGCGAAAGCGTGGCCGGCGTCCACTTCGAGGGCCGCTGGATCGGCGCACCGCGCCTGAACGAGCAGGAAAGCCGTTGGTACGTCCTGCCCGTGATCATGGAGTTCTGGGCTGACAGGCTGGAAACGCCGACCTAACAGGAGACCACTATGGCTCGCGCTATCACGAACCTGACTCGAGTCTCGCTCATCGGCGAGGCGACCGCAGGCACCACGCCGGCAACCCCGGCCATGAAGATCGTCCGGGCAACGTCCGAGAACTTCAATGTGCAGCGGCTGTTCACGAAGTCCGAGGAATTCAACTCGGCAGCCCAGGTCGCCGACCAGCTGCTCGTCAGCCGGCGCGCGGAAGGAGGCTATAATTTCGAATGGCATGACGGCGATGCCGCCATGGAGCTGATGCTCGAGAGCGCCTGCTGGGGCACGTGGTCGACCGACACTCTGCTCGCCGGCACCACGGCGAAGCCGCTCTCCGTCGAAGTGAAGTACGAGGCCGGCGCGTCCGACCAGTACAAGCTGTTCACCGGCATGCACGCCAGCGAGTTCGGCCTCGAGTTCCGGACCGGCGAGAAGATCACCGGCAATGTGGCCTTCATGGGCATGTCGTCGACCTATGACGATGCCGGATTCACAGATGCCACCTACGACGCCGCGAGCACCGAGCCGGTGAACGTCACGGGCGACATGACCCTGTCCTCGACGGGCCTCGTCGTCTCGGCTGTGACGAGCCTGTCCATGCGCCTGAACAATTCGGTGCGCGTCCACCAGTGTCTCGCCTCGTTCGATCCTTCGGCGGTCGCTCGCGGGACGCTCGAGCTGTCGGGCGATCTCGAGTTCTACCTCAACACGGGCGTGGACGACTGGGCCACGGCCTTCAACGGCAACACGTCCTTCACGCTGGTTGCCACGGCCGGCGCCACCACCGGCAAGAAGACGCGCTTCACGGTGCCCCGGGCCAAGTTCAAGGCCCTGACCGTGGTCGCCGAGGGCAACGACCAGGACATCATGGTCCGCGGCCAGTGGGAGGGCTTCTTCGACTCCGCAACCGGCTCGGCCTTCCGGGTCGATCGCAACGTCGCATAACCCGTCAACCCCGCCAACTTGAAGGAGGCACCGTGAAGAAGTTCGATCCCTGGGCAGAGCAGGACGCCTACGACGAGGCCATCGAGAAGGGGGCGGTCTACACCTGCCCCCGGACCGGCTGGAAGTTCCGGGTCCGCTATTTCGCGGCCTGGTCGCCGTATCCCCGGAAGGCATCGGCCATTGTCTGGTCGCGCCCCGAGAACACGGAGATCGGTCGCAAGATGGCAGCCGGTGAGCCCATGACGAAGGACGAGGAAGCCCAGCACGAGAGGGCCATGCTCGAGACCGCTATCCGGTCGACGGTCATGGGCTGGCAGGGCGTCACCGACCGCAATGGCAAGAAGCTCGAGCCGAACATCGACAACATGATGCTCGTGTTCGGGAAGCTCAAGCCGCTCTGGTCGGCCATCGGCGACTTCGCCGCGGCGCCGGCCAACTTCGGTCTTGCTGGCCCGCAGAGCGCGACCCGCGTGCCGGACTCGGTGAGTGCCGAGGGAAACTCCGAGGACACCTCCGATACCTCGTCGGAGGATTCCACCGACTGATGCTGCTCCCGTCCTTCACGGGGCGGGAGGGCTTCACAGAGGCGGCGCCCAAGATCCTGGTCGACCACTCATGGATCTACGGGCCACTACAACCGGTCTGGGACAGCTTTGCGCGTCTCAGCCGGGGGCGGAACTACAGCGGGATGGGAAGCCCCCTGCCGCTGACCTACCGGGACATCGCCGACGAAGTGGCGAGATGCCCATGGCCCCACAAGGGCCAGCTTGAGAGATGGCTCATCGCCCTCGATGACGAGTTCCTGTCATTGATGGCCAAAAAGGCGGAGACCCAGGATGTCAAGGCAGGTACGGGTCGAAGCAGTTTTTGAGACGACAGGGGCGGTTGTCTCTCTCGGCACCTATAACGCGGCCATCCAGCGGGTCATCGCCAGCCAGAACCAGCTGAGCGCGATGGTCCGCCAGAGCTCGGCTTCATTGACGGCCCAGCGGCAGGCGGCGCAGGCCGCGGCCTCTGGCGCCCAGAACGCCGCTGCTGCTCAAGTGAACGCCCTCCAGGGCGTCTCGGCCGCCTACAATCAGGTGGCCGCTGCGGCGGCTGCGGCTGCCGCTCAGATGCGAAACGCCAACAACCAGCGCAACCCTGGTGGCGGTGGCGGAGGCGGGCAGGGCGGTGGAGGCGGTGGCAACCAGGGTGGTGGCCGAGCCGGTGGCGGCGGGCGCCGCGGCAACTACTTCGGCCTGACCGCGAACCAGTTCTATGGCGGCATCATTGCCGGCTATGGCGCGGCAAATGTCGTGCAGGGATCCATCAGCCTCGCCGACAGCTGGACCGACATCAATGGCCGCATCCGGGTCGCGCTGACCAGCGCCACGGAGTTCAATGAGACGCAAGCGGCACTGTTCGAGATCGCCCAGCGATCGCGCGTGTCCTTTGCTGACACGGCCAACAGCTTCTCGCGCCTGATGTTCGCGGCGCGCGATATGGGCATGACCAGCAAGCAGGCGGTCACGCTCGCCGATGCCATTGCCGACGCCGGCCGGGCCTCCTACCGGACCAGCGGCGAAATCCAGTCCTTCATCACGCAGTTCCCGCAGATGCTGGCCATGGGCAAGGCCGGCTCTGACGAGTGGCGCTCGATGAAGGAGTCGTTCCCGCAGCTCGTCGATACGATCGCCAAGAACTGGCAGAACCTCGACGGCTCGATCGGCGTCACGCGCGGGCAGCTCGAGAAGATCGTCCGCGACGGCAAGGGCTTCTCTGACCTGATGGTGAACGCCATCTTCAGGGGCATGGATGACCTGCGGGCGAAGGCCGAGCTTGTGCCCCGCACGTTCGAGCAGGCCCTTGTGCAGCTCAAGAACGAGTGGCTGCGTGCGGTCGGCCAGATGGCTGACCAGACGAAGTTCGTCGACCAGATGACGGCTGGCATCGATCGGCTCATCAAGGCCGCGACGGGCCCCGCCGGCCTGGTGATGATCGAGGGAGCCCTGAATGCTATCTCGTCAGGGTTCAACGCGCTGACGAAGGCCGTTGAGAGCGGCGCCGTCGCCGAGTCTTTCCTGGTCATCAAGGAGATGGTTCTCGGCATTGTCGAGGCCATGAAGACCTTCGCCGAGGTGACCGGCGAAAAGGGCGTCTGGTCGATCATGAACGGCTCTGTGTTCCAGGCTATGGCCAAGGACATCCAGGCCGGAAAGGAGAACGCCCTCAGCGCGGTCGAGGACTTCCGTGAGGATGTGGCGAAGGCCAAGGCCGAGCAGGACAAGCTTATGGGCTGGCAGACCAGCACCAGGGCCACGCCGACCAACTGGGCGATGACCTCCCGGCCGGAGGACCGAAACCTCGAGGCCATGCGGTCGCGCATCAAGGAGCAGATCGCCGAGGCCAAAGCCCAGATCGAGCTGGGCGAGGTGAAAGCCAAGTACGAGGGCGACTCGTTCACGCGCGCCAGCGCCCGCTTGGCCATCGAGAAGAAAATCACCGCTGACATGAGGGAGCGGCTGCCGGCCGAGTCCAAGCAGCTGGAGGCCCTGCTCAACCAGCAGGTGGCCCTAGACATCGCAAACAAGAACGCAGAGAAGGACCGCGGCGCCAAGGAGAAGATTGCCGAGATCCAGCAGCAGATCGAGCTGAAGCGGGTCGAGATGACCGGCGACCAAGAGCTGATCCGGGCCGCTCAGCTGAACCTGTCCATCGAAAAGCTGGTCACGCAGGAATTGCGGGACCGGAACCCCGAGCTTGCCAAGCAGCTCGAGCTGACCGAGCGCATGCGCGCCGCACAGGAGCTTGCCGCCAAGCAGGTGGCCGAGTGGCGTGACCTCTACAAGTCGATGGGCGACACGCTGGTCAATTCGATGATCGCTGCCGGCAAGGAGGGTCGCAGCTTTGCTGATGGCCTGAAAGATGTCGGCGCGCAGTTCGCTGAAATGCTCATGAAGGCCATCGTGCTCCAGCCGATGGTCAACTCGATCGCGGCCAGCCTTGGCGGGATCACCGGCTCGGCAGCCGGGGGCGGGCCCGCAGATTGGATGACCGGGGCCATGCGCTCCCTGCTAGGCGCGGCTGCTGGCTCGGCGGTGGGCGGTGGCTCCTTCATGGGCGGTGGCGGCTGGGCAACGTCCTACTCGCCGGCCATGGCCCGCGGCGGCGTCATGATGGGCGGTCGCATCACGGCCTACGCCAACGGCGGCATCGTGAACCAGCCGACCTTGTTCAATCACTCGGGCGGCATGGGCCTCATGGGTGAGGCCGGCGCCGAGGCCATCATGCCGCTGTCGCGCGGCAAGAACGGGAAGCTGGGCGTCATGGCAGCCGGCGGTGGCGGCCAGACCGTGGTCAACAACATCTCCGTCAAGGTCGACGGCGACATGACCGACAGCACGCGCCAGCGGCTCATGGCCGATTTTGATCGCCTGCTCGCTTCACGCACGCCGGGAATCGTCAAGAATTCCGTTGCTGCCGTGAAGAATGAGCACCAGGCAAACCCGAGCTATCTGAGGCGCTGATGCCGCGAGGCCTGACCACAACCCTGAAGAACCATCTTGCCGCCAGCGAGGTCATGCCCCTCTGGTTCGTCCACGTCGACTTGCCGTCCACGCCGTCGTTCAGCTGGACCGGGCGCGGTACGGTCTCAACGCTCAGCCAGACCTGGTACGGCGTCGGCGAGCACGGCATCATCAGCGGCATCCAGTCCAGCCGGGAGATCCGGGCACACACGGTTTCGATGGCCCTTGTGGGCATTCCATCGAGCCTCGTGACGCCATCCATCCTAAGCAAGACCCGCTCCCAGCAGTATCAGGGCCGGGATGTGAACATCTATCTGTCGGCCGGCAATCTGCTGTCAGGCGCGCCGCTGGTCACGCCGGAGCTGATCTGGAGCGGATCGGCTGATGTGATGACTTTCCAGTACGGCAAGACGATCTCGATCGCCCTGTCGGCCGAGCACCTGAGTAGTCACCTGTCCCGCATCAATGGGCTGCGGATGTCCACCGAGAGCCACAACCAGCGGCTCGGCAATCCCACGCCCCGAGATCTGTTCTTCGACGCCCAGAGCCGCCTCGCCGGCCGTCCACGCCCGCTGATCGGATAGCCCATGTCCAGACCGCCCGAATGGTATCCAGCCCTGCTCGACGTCGTGACGGCGCACCAGCGCGCACCGTGGGAGCGCGGCAAGCGCGACTGCGGGACGTTCGCCGCGGACTGCCTCGTCGCGATCGGCGCCCCCGATCCCATGCACGGCCTGCGCGGCGCCTACGGCACCCGGATGGAGCTGTCCCGGCTGATCCTCGGTCGGGGCTCGCCGAGCCTGCTGGCGTTCGTCGAGGCCTATTGCGACAGCAATGGCTTCGCCAAGATCCACCCCATGTTCGCCCAGTGCGGCGATCTCGGCTTCACGGACAACTCCACCGCCTGCATCCGCATGCCCAGCGGCTTCTTGGCCATGGCCGAGGGCGGCGGGCTATCGCTCGTCAACCCTGTTCATGCCTGGGCCATCCAATGGGAGTAGAGACCCTTCTGATCAATCTGGCCATCTCTGTGGTTGTCTCGGCGGCCAGCTATGAGCTCGGGAAGCTGCTGGCGCCGAAGAAGAAGCGGACCGTGGCGACGGTCGGCGCGACCGCAAGCGCGCCCGATCCCATGAACGACTACCAGGGTGTCGGCGGGCCGCTGCCGGGGATCTTCGGGCATCGGCGTGTCGCCGGCAAGCAGCTGGTGCAGGTCAAAAGCGGAAACGCCACCTACATCATCTACGTGATTGCCGGGGCTCCCGTGGCAGGCATTGAGGGCGTCTACATCGACAATGCCCTTGTGACCATCAATGGCTCGGGCGACGTGACCAGCGAGCCGTGGGCGAACGGTGGCGAATACAGCATGAAGTGCTGGTTCTACACCGGCACGCAGACGACCGTCGACGCCACGCTGGACTCGGTCTTTGAGAACTGGACGTCCGAGTTTGTCGGCAAGCAGATCGCCTATGCGATCGTGAAGATTGACCCGAGCGTCGACAGCGTGAAGTTTGAGAACACTTACAGCGGCGGCATTCCGGACTTCTCATTCCACATCCGCGGCTTCAAGTGCTACGACCCGCGCGACGGCGGTTGCGTTCTCGGCAATGAAGCGACCTACATTTTCTCGGTCAACCCGAGCATCATCGAGGCCAACTATCTCATCCACAAGCTCGGGATGAACCTCGAGACATCCCGTGTGGACTGGGACAGCGTCGAGGCGTCTGCCGATATTGACGATGCAGTCGTGAGCCTTGCCAACGGCGGCACCGAGCGCCGCTACACCGCCTGCCTCTACTGGACCACAGACGAGCAGCACGAGCGCGTGCTGGAGCGCATCGGCGCCGCCCATGCCGGCGGCGTGCGGCCGATCGGAAAGAAGTGGGTAATGATGGGCGGCACGTTCCCGTCATCGACAGCGACTGTCGTGCCAGACGACTACGCCGGCAGCGGCCTGACCATCACCGAGAAGGTGCCACTCTCCGGCCGCCACAACGGCGTGCGCGGGCAATTCGTCAGCCCCAGTGACAACTACGAGAAGCGGGACTTCCCCAGCTACCAGAGCGCCACGGCGCTTGCCGAGGATGACGGGCGCGAGGAATGGCTCGAGCTTGATCTCGACTGCGTGACCAGCCACACGCAGGCGCAGCGGCTCGCTCGCATCGCCTATAATCGCGTGCGCCTCGGATACCAGGCATCGCTGACGGTCAAGTTCAAGCATTTCGACATTGTCGCTGACGACGTGATCACTGTCACCGACGAGCTTGCCGGCTTGAGCGGCGCGACCTTTCGGGTGCAGGACGAGTCTCTCGGAGACGGCTACGAGATCGAGCTGGATCTCACCTACGAGACCGCGGACATGTTCGTATGGACGGCAGCCACGGACGAGCAGGAGTATGAGTCGAGCGCGCCGATCGGAGGTGAATTCGGACAGGTCCGACCGCCGGGCATTGCCCTGATCGACAGCACGGCCCCGGGCGGCGCCATCACCCCGAACGTGGTCATTTGGCCGTCGCCGAGCGTGTTCGAGAGCGCCTTCCAGTATCGATATCTGCAGTCCAGCACCAGTCGATGGACGGGCGCGCTGACATCAACCCAGTCGGCGAGCGGGACGACTGTGAACGCCGTCGCGGGCATCGGCCAGCATCACCTAGACATCGAGGATTCGTTGGGCAATCAGCTGGTCCGATCCACCATCGATGCTACAGGCAACGCCTACGGGACCATGATCGACGTCACGGCTCTAACGACTCCCTACTACACCCTGCCGGCCGCGCCCGCGCCACTCCTGCTGTCCCTGAGCTCTGGATCCGCCCAGATCTTCATTCGGGACGTCACGGACTGCCAGCGGGCCCAGAACATCCGGATCTACAAGAACAGCACGAACGACTTCGCGACCTCTAGTCTCGTGTCGAGCCAAGCAGTCTCGGCCTCCGGCAACACCTTCACGGTCACAGGCACGCCCGGGGAAGTTGCCTTCTTCTGGGCGCGCATCCAGAACGCCACGGACAGCAAGGACGGATACGAAAGCAAGCCGCTGCTCATCGTGTTCTGATTGCGCGTCAATCAGAATGATATACAATGCGGACCAGTAGGAGATCCGTGAATGCCAGTCAGCCCTCCAGTCTCGACCTGGTTTCAAGTCGACGATGACGTTCCCCAGGCTCAGTTTGAGGCCTGGTCCGAAAGCGTAGAGGCATCCATCGCTGCGCTCGAGGCCAGTGTGGGCGGAAGTGCCCGGGAGCTTCTTACTTCTTCGCGCACCTACTATGTTCGGGCTGACGGGAGCAATAGTAACAACG